GCTGCAGTTGGCGTCGATCGTGTAGCCGAAGGCGAACTCCGCCGGCGCGTTGTTCTGCGCCTGGGTCAGCAGCGTGGTGTCCGCGAAGCGCGCGGTGATCTGGCCGGTGGCGCGCGCGATGCCGGGGTCCACGCCCTCGACCTTCCGGTCGGCGCGGATGGTGCGCACCATCTCCATGCCGTTCGCGTAAGTGAGCCGCGCGCCGGTCACCTGGGCGAGCGCGGAGCCGTTCCGGCTGATCGCCCCCTGCGCCTTGTGGAAGGCGGTGTAGGCGGCGCTGGTCGGCGTGCCGCCGGCGCTCGTGCCGCCGCGCGTCGAGCCCTGGCCGATCAGGCCGAAGCTGGCGGTGGCGGGGCCAGAGGGCGAGAAGTCGATCTCCAGCGTGTCGGCGCGGACGCCGGTGCAGAGGTCGTAGTTCGGAACGTCCGGGTAGCCGATCTCGACGCTGTTCGAGGGCAGCGCCGCCGCGCCCGAGCCGAAGCTGTGGATGAAGTTCGGGTCGGTGCCGGTGGTGGTCGGCGGGCCGAGCAGCAGGCGCAGCCAGTGGCCGATGTTGTTGAGGTCCACCGGCACCACGGCCTGGCCCTGCACGGTGACGGTGTCGAGGAAGGGCGCGGCCGGATCGCGGCTGCTGCCGACGCCGATGACATCGGCATCGAGCAGCGGCTGCTCGGCGCCGAGGTCGCAGGAGAGGAACGGCATCCGCAGCCAGTCGCCCGCGGGCGCGGTGCCGTAGGTCGCCTCGGGGGTCATGAGCAGGCGGCAATTGGCGCCGATGGCACGGGGCATCGGGGGTCTCCAGGATCAGCGGGAGGGAGAGGCGTCAGGCCAGCGGCGAGCCGGCGACGGTGAAGAACAGCGCGACGGGGACCGAGGCAGCGCGGGCCGCGGCGGCGCCCTCGAACTCGACATCCTCGAACTCGGGCGCGCCGGGCTGCGCCCAGTCCACCGCGCCGCCCAGGGTGCGGTCTGCGGCAATGGCGGCGCCGATGGCCACGAGCAGCGCGTCGAGCAGGGCATTGCGGGCCGCCGGCGTCGCGCCGCCGACAGTGACCTCGACCTCGGCGCGATGCTCGATGGCCCAGGCGAGCGGCGAGAGGATCGCCGTCTCCTCCACGGTCTCGCCATCGCGAATGACGATCAACCCACCGGCCGGTTGGCGCTGCGGCACGGTGTCGCCGCGCAGCACCAGAGGCGCCGGATTCCTGCCGGCCAAGGCTGTGGCCAGCCGGCCGTGCAGCGCCGCGATGGCGGCCTCGCGCGCGCTCACGGCGCCGCCCTCCCGCTCTCGTCGGACGCATGCGTCCGACCCCAGGCTGCCACGAAGCGCCCGGGCAGCCGGCGCAGGCTGCGCTCGGCGGCACCCTTCACGTCCAGCCGCCTGGCGAGCGTCACCTGCGGCAGCAGCAGGAACATCGGCACCATGCCGCGCTGGAGCATGCCGCGCGCCCAGGCCTCGCGGCCCTTGCGGTGGCCGGTGCCGATCTCCGCAACGCCGCCTGCGATGAGCCGGGTGCGGCGGCGCCGGCCGGTCGGCTCCCCGGCGCGCAGCGGCAGGCACCAGACGAAGCCCCGGCCCGACCGGAAGGGGCGGAGGAAGCCCTGCCCGGAGGCGACCATCTGCGCCGGCGTCACCCGCATCCCCTTCTCACCGCGGCCCCGGCGCCCCCGCGCCGCGTTGAAGCCGGTCGGGATGGCCAGGAACTTGCGACCGCCCTTGGCGCGGATCAGCGCGCCGCGCTCGAAGGCGTCGATCACGTTCGGCACCTTGGTCCAGATGAGGCCGGCGGGCCGCAGCGACTGGCCGGTCCGCGGAAACACCTGGGAGCGCCAGGCATTGGCGATCCCCCGCGCGTTGCCGCCGAAGGTGTTGGTGACCTGCCGGCGCAGCTCCTGCTTGACCTGCTCGGTCTCTGCGCGGAGGGCCTGCATGGCCGCACGCTCGCCCTCGCGCACTTCGGCCGCCAGCACCTGCCGCAGGTCGCCGACGATGGTGACGGCGAGCCTCACGGCCGGTCCTGGCCCCGCGGCAGGCCGATGCGGTGGCGGATGATGGCGACGGCGAGATCGTGCAGCGCCGCCTGGCCAAGATAGCCGAACACGAAGGCGAACAGGAACCGGCCGTATTCGTTGAACTCCAGGAAGCCCCCGAGCGCATAGCCGGCGCTGCCGAGCAGCGCGGCGGAGGGCAGTTCCCAGGCGAGGCACCAGCCGAAGCGCCGGCGCTCGGGGTGGTTCCAGCGCACGAAGCCCCCGGCGAGGCCGGCCGCGGCGCCGAGCAGCAGGTCGCGCAGCATCTCCAGAAGGCTGAGGGCGTTCTGCGGCATGGCGGGCGGGCTCCTATCGCTGGCAGAACACGCGCCAGGCGGTGCCAGTGGCGTCGCGCTCGGCGTGGGTGACGGTGAGCAGGTCGGGGCCGAGGGCGAAGCTGTCGCCGGCAGCGAGACCGGGCAGCGTGGCGATGGCGACCGAGAGGATGTCGGTCGCCGCGACAATCTCGGTCCCGAAGGCCTCGCCGACGCGGTCGGGCGAGGAGCGCAGGACGCGGATCGCAACCGCCGGGCCGGTGCCACCCTGCCGGTAGAGGGCTTCGACCCCGAGGTTCGGGTCCGCCACCAGCGCGGCCATGGCCTCGGCGAAGGCGTTCATCACTCGCCCTCCCCGGCGCGGTTCAGCCACCGCACCGCGGCCAGCCGCCCGGCGCAGTCGGCATGGGCGGCGTCATAGGCCAGCAGCAGCTCCGCCACCTGCCCCTGGGTCAGCCGCTCGGTGCCGGGCAGCGCCGGCGCCGCGACGCAGACCAGCAGCGCGTCAGGGAGGCGCAGCGGCAGCAGGCGGATCTCCGGCGGCGCGGCCGGCGCGCAGGCGCTCGACAGCATCGCGCAGCACAGGGGCAGCATCGGCGGCATGGCTCGGGTCACGGCGGAGGGCCTCCAGGTTCGCGCCGAGGCGCGCGGCCTGGGCGCGGGCACGCTCGGCCTCGCCGGTCAGCGCGGCGATGTGGCGCGCGTGCTCCGCCGTGGCCTCAGCGAGCGCGGCGGCGTTGGCTTCCGCCGCCCGGCTGGCCATCGCCGCGTCGAGGCGAGCGGCGTCACGCTGGACACGGAAGTTCCAGGCAATCACAGCCGTGACAGCGAAAGCCACTGCGAGACCGATCGGCAGCGCGTGCCGGCCGAGTAGCGAGAGGATCGCCGAGCCCGTCACGGGTAGGCCGTGCGGTCGAGTTCGAAATGCGGCCCGTCCCGGAAGGCGGCCCAGTCGCCGCCCCAGACGATCGGCACGCCGAGCTCCCTCGCCGCGGCCTTCATCGCCGCGCCGATCTGCTCATACAGGGGCCATGTGTGGACGGCCCCCACCTCGCAAGGGGTGATTTCGGGTCTGACATTGCATCGGTCGGGTGCAGCCATGTGTCCGGCCTGTTTGGTGCGGCGCGCATGGCCGCTGGCCCTGATGCGATCCGCGGATGTGGTCCCAACCAATCCCGCGCGCTCGAAGCGCTGCCGCTCTATCGGGGTGTCCTCATCCTCGGTCACGACCGATCCTCCATCAGCTCCTTCTCACCCTCGCGATTCCGATGCGCCTGTGGCCTCTCGCGACGTGGCCAGGCTCAAGCTGCTGCGGTGGCTCCCGTCGCTGCTGGCGCAGGGGCACGATATGTGTCGCCACGGGTCATCACGGCCCAGGCGATGCGGGCCATTTTGTTCGCGAGTGCCAGCGAGACGAGGCGGAACGGTCGCCGCTCCAGCAGCGCCCTGGTCCAGGCCGACAGCCCATCCGTCTTGCCCTTCAGGTGTCGCATCGCCGCGGTGGCGCCGACCGTCAACAGCCGGCGGAGGTATCGATCGCCCTGCTTGGAGACCGCCCCGAGCTTCTCCTTGCCGCCGCTGGAATGCGGCTTTGGCACCAGCCCGATCCACGCCGCCAGGTCTCGCCCTGATCTGAAGAGGCCAGCATCGGGTATCGTTGCGGCGATCGCCGAGGCGGTGATCGGGCCGACGCCCGGGATGGTCGCCAGCCGCCGGCTCACCGGATTGGCCCTGTGCTCGCGCATCAGGATCTTCTCGATGCCCTCGATGCGTTCCTCGAGCTGCTGCAGGGCTCCGGCCAGATTGCGCAAGCCTTCACGTGCCAGCGGAGGTATATCGAGCGCATCGTCGTCCTGGAGCAATGCGACGAGCTGCGCCACACGATGCTGGCCGGACGGCACGACAACGCCGAACTCGGCGAAATGCCCGCGAAGAGCGCCGATCAGCATCGTCCGCTGCCGCACCAGGAGGTCGCGCGTGCGATGGTGGAGCAGCGCCGCCTGCTGCTGCTCCGACTTCACGGGCACGAAGCGCATGTGCGGTCGGCTCACGGCCTCGCAGATCGCCGCAGCGTCGGCCGCATCTGTCTTGCCGCGCCTGACGTAGGGCTTGACATAAGCCGGCGGGATCAGGCGCACGTTGTGCCCGTGACGGCGGATGGTCCGCGCCCAATGGTGCGCCGTGGAGCAGGCCTCGAGCCCGACCAGGCACGGCGGCAGCCTGGCGAAGAAGGTCTCCACCTCGGCTCGCTGCAGTTTCTGGCGCAGCACCACGTTCCCTGCTGCATCGGCTGCATGGACCTGAAACACTCGCTTCGCGAGATCGAGGCCGACAGTGCTAATCTCCATGACGGACGGCTCCTGTTCCGTGGGGTCTCTCCAGACGCCCACACCCTGGCACGCGATGCCGAACAATGGGGGCCGTCCACCCCATCAGTCCCAGCGGATCTCGCCCTGCTCGACCGCGCCGTCGCCGTCGTCCAGCCAGTAGGCCAGGTCGACGGCGTGGCCGGTCAGGTGCCGGCTGTCCATGCTGCGCGAGGCGCCGATCGCGACCAGCCGGGCCTGGCGCTCGCGGGACCGCAGCCCCTCGGTGACGATGAACGGCACCGCCTGGCGGGCGCGCTCGACGACGCGCACCAGGTCCCGGTGCACGCGCTCGAGGCGCGCGCGATCGCGCGGCAGCAGCACGGCCATCACGCCCCCGCAGCCGGCACCCGGGCGAGCATCACCCGTACCGTCGTGTCAGCCGAGGCCGCGGTGACGGTGGCGATGCCGACCTGGTAATTGCCGGTCGCGGTGGTGGTGAGGCGGCGGTTGGTGTTGTCCCAGAACACCCGCGCCCCGGCGGAGATGGCCTGGGCGGGGTCCTTCGGCAGCTCGAACTCGCCGCGGGTCTCGCATTCGACGGTTTCATTCTGCGCGGCGTCGGAGGCCGCCACCCCGAAGAAGGCGCCGACCAGCATGCCCTGACCGGCGAGGATGCCACCGGCGTAGGGCACCACCATCGGGATGGAGCGGGCGTCGGGACGGATGCAGTTGCGCATGGAGGGGTCTCCTCTGAGGCGAGAATCGGGAAGTGGAACGAAGGCCGCCGTTGCGGCGAACCGACCCTGGCGTGTACACTTCGCGTGATCACGGAGGGTCGAATGCCTGACGAAGCCAGGGTGAGCGTGCGTGACTTCCGCGGCCGGCTGTCCGAGCACCTGCGACGCGTACAGCGCGGGCAGACAGTGGTGGTGACGTCGAATGGCGAGCCGGTGGCCCGGCTCGTGCCGGTCGAGCGCCCGGCTGCCGCGCCTCGGCCGTTCGGCTTCATGAGGGGCCGGATCCGCCTGGCGCCCGATTTCCGGGAGACCCCGGCCGACATTCTGGCCGCGATGGAGGCCGATCCCTTCCCGCCGCCTCGGCGTGGGCGGGCCGCGTGAGGCTGCTGCTCGATACGCATGTGCTGCTGTGGTTCGCGGCCGGCGATGAGCAGCTCGGGCGGAAGGCCCGCGCGGCGATCGCCGATCCCGGCAACACAGTGCTCGTCAGCGTCGTCTCCCTGTGGGAGGCGGCGATCAAGGTGCGGATCGGCAAGCTGGAGGTGGACGTGCCTGCGCTGATCCGGGAGAGCGTGCGCGCCGGGTTCGATCTGCTGGACCTGACGCCGGGGCATGTCGAACGGCTGCTGACGCTGCCGGTCTCCGACCATCATCGCAACCCGTTCGATCACCTGCTCCTGGCGCAGGCCGCGGCCGAGGGGGCGACCTTCGTCACCGACGACAGGCACGCCAAGCGCTATGGCGTGCCCATCCTCCGGTCATGGTGATCAGGTGCCCGGGTTGAACCAGGCGCCGCGCCAGTCGATGGCGCCGACGCCGAAGTCGAAGATCACGCTGACCTCGATGCCGTCCGCGCCCTGGACGGGCCCGGTGGTGACCTGCGGCCCCTCGGTGCCGTTGAGGTAGCCGTAGACATAGACCGGTGCGGCGAGCGGGTCGGAGAAGAGATACCAGCGGTTCCCCGGGATCAGCGGCTCGACCACCGGCTGCACGAAGCCCGCGAAGACGTTCGCGTTGCTGGTCTGCGTCGCCGCCACCGGCACCGTCGCCTGCCGCGCCGCGAGTTCGAGGTTCGGCCCGACCAGCAGCCGCATGGTCTGGCCCGTGGAGATGGGCAGGCCGTCGAGGGTGCGCTGCTTCATGATGGCGGCGCGGCCGGCACCGATCGTCGCGGTGTCGAGCGGCGTGCCGGTCCCGGCCTTGTTGGCCCGCGCAGCACCGGTGGCGAACACCGGCGCGTTGCCGGTGGCGAGCGTCGGGCCGTCGCCATTGGCGCTGTTCAGCAGGTTGTAGGCGGTGGCGTTCTCGAACTCGGCGACGCGGCGGCCGATGGCGGCGGCGAAGTCGGTGAAGGCGCCGAGGTCGTCGTTGACCAGCATCGGGCGCGTGACGCGGAGGCGCCGGGCGAAGGTCTGCAGCAGCACGATCTCCTGGCTCTCGGACATGGTGCCGACCTGGATCTCGCCGTTCTCGGCGAGCGGCAGCAGGGTCGGGAAGTCGCCGATGCGGAGGTGGCGGTGCGGCTTGAAGTCGCGGAAGTCGCGGCGGAGGAAGATCTGCCGGTAGGTCGGCTGCGCCGGTACGTAGGCGGCGAGCAGCATCTTGTTCGCGGCGGCGGAGAGCAGGGCCGGGAAGTCGGAGCTGGTGTGGAAGGCGCGCTCGGCGAGCAGGGTCGGGTTGCGCGGCGGGTTGCGCTCGCCGCGGCGGGCGAGCAGTTCGCGCAGCATGTCGGAGGGGCGCCAGCCCAGGAACTCGGCGTGGCGGCCGGAGCCCTGGGGCTGGTAGCCGGGCATGGCGCGCACAGCGAGCGCCTCGGCCATGGCGTCGAGGACCTGCGCCGGATCGTCGTGGCTCGGGCCGGTCTCCGGGCGCGCCGGAATGGACGGGCGCAGCCCCTGCGCCACCAGGGCGTCGAACAGGGCGCGGCGGGCCTGGTCGCCGGTCCAGCCCTGGGCGATGGCCTCGGCACGGATCGGCGTGATGCGCTCCGCCGGCAGCAGGGCGCGGGCGGCCTCGACGGCAGCGTCGATGCCGGCGATGCGCTCGCGCTCGGCGCGGCTCGCCTTGGCGCGGACTGCATCGAGGTCCGGCGGCGGTACGGCGCGGGTGGGCTCGGGCGTGGTGGTCACGGGCGTCTCCTGGGGCGGGTTGGACGGCGCGGCGGAGGGCGGCGCCGACGGGGCAGCAGCCGGCTCGGCCGGCGTCGTCTCGGGCATGGTGGTGTCCTCGTCAGGCAGGGCGGGTTCGATCGCTGGCGCGGGGAGGCCCTGCTCCCCCTGCGCCCGCACCGCGGCGTCCCGGTCCACCGGGACCGGGACGACGGAGATCTCGAAGGGCTCCCAATCCACCGCGCGGTGGACGGTCTCGCCGGTGGCGGGGTCGGCCCGCGGCTCGTAGCGGTGCACGCGGTAGCCGACGCTGACGGCGCGCAGCGTGCCGTCGGCGATGCGCTGCCAGATCGGCTCGACGTCAGCCGCCGTGCTGAACTGCAGCGTGGCGTAGCCACGACCGCGTTCGAGGCGGGCGGCGGTGACGCGACCCAGCACATCCCTGGCTCCACCGCGGCGATGGGTGTCGAGCACCGGGGCGCAGCCGGAGCGGAGCGTCGCCATCCGCACCGCGTTGGGCGACATCTCGAGTTCCTCGGTGATCAGGCCGAGGGAGGGGACGAAGTTGCGGGCGCGTGCGCCGGTGGACCACACCACCTCGACGGTGCGCGCGGCGCGATCGACGGTGGCCGGCGCGGCGATGGCGCGCTGCGCGACGATCGACTGCCCCGGAGTGTGACCGGGCGCGACCGGGGCCGGTCGATCGGCTGCAACATCCTGGTCCGACGCAGGGTCTCCCCCGCCCGGTTCGGTGGTCTCGGTCATGTGGATATCCCTGGGGAGAAGCCTGGGACGATCTGTGGACAGGCGACGCTCAGCCCGGCTCCGCCTGGCTCGCAGTCGGCTGGCGCAGTGGAGCCGCCGCGCCCGTCGCGGCGATCTCGATGGCGGCCATCTGCGCGGCGTCCTGGGCGGCGCCGGACTTGGCGACCCGACGCGGGTCGGTGTCGAGCGCGAGGCCGGCGTCATCCAGCAGCGCGTTGGCCTCGCGGATCATCTCCACCGCCGCGCGGAAGTCGTAGCCGAAGGCCCCTGCCGCCTCCGGCTGCGGCACGAAGCCCGCCCTGACCTGCGCGATGAGGGCGGTGGTGTCCTTGAGCGGGTCGATCATCTCATGCGCCGGCGGGACATGGCTGACGCCGTCCGGCATCTCGGCGTCCCACAGTCCGAGCAGCGCGCCCTGTTGGTGAAAGCGGTCCGCGACGGGCCGCACCAGCATCGGGATGAGCATGCCGTACTGCACCTGCTCGCAGAGGCGGCGGAACTCGATCTTGCCGGCGCGCAGCGAGGAGTAGTTGGCCTGCGTCAGGTCGCCGGACACCTGATCGTAGGTCAGGCCCGCGCCGACCGCGGCGGCCTCCAGCGCCCGGCGGGCGAAGGCGGCATGGCTGCCGCCGCCCGAGGGGTTCACCACCTCCACGCTGCCCATGCCGCGGCGGTAGAGGATCATCCCCGGCTCGAAGCTCTCGACCGCGCGGCCCTGGGCGTCGCGGAGCAGGCCGGACGCCGTGCCGGTCAGCGCCTCGTCGCCCTCCTCGGTGACCACTGCGGCGAGGCAGGCCTCGATCTTGGCCTTCATCAGCAGCGCCGCCTCGTAGTCGCCGAGGTCGCGCAGCCGCAGCAGCACCGGCGCGAGCCAGGAGACGTCGCGCAGCTGGCCGGGGCGGCGCTTGCGATAGACGTGCAGCACCTCTGCGGCCGGGATGCGCTCGCTCGCCATCCGGACGCCTGGGAGCATCCACGCGCCCGGATGGGTCGGGAACAGCCAGTAGCCGACCGGCTCGCCGGCCTCGCCGAGGGCGATGCCCTGGATGGTCGGGGCGCCCTCCACCATGCCGTTGCGCGCGGTGTCGAGGTGGTCGCTCTCCAGCACCTGCAGCCGGAGGCCGATCGGGTTGGCGGCCGATGGCGGCACCATCAGGAAGCGGATGAAGCATTCGCCGCTCTCGACCACGGCCCGCATCACCAGCGCCTGCAGCCCGTAGAGGTCGAGCCGCCCCTCGGCGTCGCAGGCGGTGCTCTCCGCCCAGCGCTGCCAGGCGCGGCGATGCGGATCGTCCGGCCAGCGGGTGGTAATGCCGGCGCCGACCGCATTGCCGGTCCACAGATCGACGATGCGGCTGGCATAGGGGTCGTTGCGCACGGCGTCGCGCGCGCGGCGCGCCACCGTCGCCGCGGCCAGGCCGACCTCGGCATTGGCGCTGCCGCCCGAGGGCGCCCAGACGGAGGCGCGATGGTCCTGCGCCGCGGCGTAGCCGCGGAAGGCCCGCCAGGCTCGGATCATCCGCTCGATCACGTGCCATTGCCCCGCGAGAAGGAGGCGAGCGTCGCCGCCGGCCTGCGCGCTGCCGTGGTCTCGGCGCTGCGCAGGACGGCCAGCGCCCGCCCGAGTTCGTCCAGGCTCCGGTATTCCACGGTGCGCCCCTCGAAGCTCACGCGCGTGGTGCCGCCCGTGTAGGCGGCAGCGAGGGCGGCGGCGCGGCTGCCGGGCGGTTGCGCCAGCGCCCAGGCGAGAACGGCCGGGTCCATCACGCGGCCCGGAGCGTCGGCAGCGGCGTCGCCGCGTTGACCAGATAGGACAACCCGGTGGGCGGGTTCGGCATGATCGGCACGCCGGCCTGCCAGGTCAGCGGCGCGAAGAACCCGTTCTCGCTGCCGGTGCCGCCGCCCGATCCGCCATCGGCCGAGGTCGAGCCGAGTAGCAGGGTATTGCCCCCGCTGAACACCTGGTTCGAGGTGCCGCGCACCGAAGGCGCGCCGGAGAAGCACAGCAGCAGCCACCAGATGCCGGCCGAAATCCAGCGCGGTTGCGCGAAGGGGCAGATCGCCGATCCGACCGTGGTGTCGGCGTCCACGAGCGGTTCCTCGATCACGGCGCCCGGTCGCCCGGCGCCGTTGTCGGCCGCCAGCGCCATGCGCAGGAAGCCCGCGGCACCCGTGGTCACGCTCACCGCCATGGCCGAGAACAGGCCCGGCCGGGCGAGGAGGTAGGGCACGCAGTAGAGCCGGTTCGCCACCATCGCGAGAGACGCCCCGACGGCGCGCGCATGCTGCGAGGCGTAGAACCGCCCCGGGACGTAGGGCAGCATCGCCGGCGCGGGCGGCAGGTAATGCTGGAACAGCGCGGTCATGCCAGCGGCCGGATGCCGAGGGTGATGGTGCGGGCGGCGGCCCGGCTCACCGGCGCGGCGGCGAGGCCGGAGCGCAGCCGCAGCCAGCGCCAACCGAGCAGCAGGGTGGGTGGCAGGGTGAGGGCCCGGCCGGCGGCGACGGTCAGCACGACCTCGTTGCCGAGATGGTCATGGAGGTCAGCCCAGGCCGTGGGCTCGCCCTCGTCGAGCGAGCCCTGGACGGTGAGCGGGGCGTCGGTCCAGGCGGCGGGCAGCAGCAGCAGGCAGACGCCATAGCCGACGCTGGCGACCGGCGCGCTCAGCGCCTGGCCGGCGGCGATCGTGGTGCGGACCGGGACGAGGGCGGTCATGAGGGTCTCCATGGTCAGCGCAGCCAGCCGCCGCGCGGGGCGAGCCAGGCGCGGGGACGAAGGTCAGGTGGCGTGGCTGGCCTATTGGTCGTGACCGGCGCCGCCTCGTCTGCCGAGGGCGGCTCCGCCGCCGGCAGCGACAGCGCATCGGCCATCCGTGCCCAGCGCCCCTCGCCCCAGCCGTCCATGCCGAGCGCCGCCGCCGCGGCGCGGGCATAGACGCGGCAGTCGAGCGCCTCGTTGCGCTCGCGCGTCTTGACCCACTCCAGCCGGCGGAAGCCGTTTTTCCCGGCGCGCGCCACCAGCTGCTCCGCCGTGAGCTGGCGACAGAACTCCTCGCCGGCAGCATGCATCGGCAGGTGGACGTAGCCGGGCGGGAAGGGCTCGCCGCTCTCCTCGGTCGGCCGGTCGAGCTTGAGCCAGCCATAGGTCTCGGCCTTGAGGAAGGAGGATCCCACCGGCCAGACCTTGAGCCCGCCGAGCTTGCGCCCCTGCCGCCGCACCTCCGTCGCCGCCGGCTGGCCGACCGCCGCGCGCAGCCCGTCCTGGCCCTTGACCGCGATGGCGCGGCCCGCGCCGGCGCGGCGCACGAAGGCGTAGACCTCCGCCGTGGTCATGCCGTCGCCGCTGTCGATCGCCGCCATGGCGATGGGCAGGCGGTGGCCGGAGGCATGTCGCCAGGTCTCGCCGAGCAGCAGGCGAAGATCCTCCCACACCGCTGCCTCGAACGGGTTGCCGGCCAGGACGCGGTGCTCGACCAGCCAGGACTGCCGGTCCTGCCCCCAGGCCCAGACCGAGGCCTCGAGCCGGTTGCGCTGCACGTCCACGCCGGCGGTGAGCAGCAGCCCGCCCATCGGCACGGTGCCGGCCGGCCAATACTCCCGCCGGTCGTAGAGCCGCTGCCAGTCCGGCGCCTCGCCCGCCTCCTGCCAAGTCTCGCCGAGCACGGTGTTGCGGAAGGTCTTGATGGCCCGGTCGTCGCCCTGCGCCGCAAGCCAGAGCCGCGCGATCTCCGACCAGGGCATCCAGCCGGGCGGCGAGTAGAGCGCCGAGATGTGAAAGCCGATCGCGTGCGGGTCCGTCGCCGTGGCACTGGCCCGCCATTCCCCCGCGGCCAGCATCGCCGCCTTGTGCTGCTCCCCGATCGCGCCGTCGCAGGCCTCGCAGAGGTAGCGCGCCGTCTCGGGCTCGCCCGCGTCCCACACCAGCCGCTCGAAGCGCAGCCACTGCATCGCCCCGCAGTGGGGACAGGGCACGACGTAGCGCCGCTGGTCGGTGGCGAGGTACTCGCGCTCGATGCGCGACAGGCCGGCGATGGTCGGCGTCGAGACCAGCAGCACCTTGCGCCGCCAGCCGAAGGTGCGGGCGCGGGCCTCGGCGAGCGCGATCGGATCGCCTTCGCCCTCGACGTCGCCAGGATAGGCGTCGATCTCGTCGAGGAACAGGAAGCGCGCCGACATCGAGCGCAGGCCGACCGCGCTGTTGGCGCCGGTCATCACCAGCTGGCCGCCGGGGAACTCCTTCGAGAGCTGGCGATTGCCGCTGTCGCGCGAGCGGGCCGGCGCGACGCGCTCGCGGATCGCCGGCGTCTCCTCGACCAGCGGGTCGATGCGCTGGTCGGAGAAGCGCTTCGCCAGCTCCGTGGTGGGCTGCACCGCCAGCATCGGCCCGGGCGCGTGGTGGATGACGTAGCCGATCCAGTTGTTGCCGCACTCGGTGTTGTGCGTCGGGACCCAACCTTCTCCGCAGAGGTAGAGGTGGCTGGGCGAGTCCACCTCGATGCACCGGACGGGCACACTCTCGACCGGCTCGATGCTGACGATGCGGCGCCGTCGGCTCTTGAGCGGCCGGCCGCGCTCCACCGAACGCATCCGCGCGACCTTGCGAGACAACCGAAACATCGGCTCCTCGCGGTAGGCGGTCCAGGATACGCGCGAATAGCCGAGGCACGCGCGATCGGTGCCGTTGATGACCTTCTGCCTCGAGGCTACCCGGTAGATCGTCGGCTTGTAGCCGAGGCTGCGCAGCAGCTCGACCATGCCCTCGATCAGGCCGGGGTCGGTGTTGCTGAACTCGCAGCGCTTGCCGTCCGGCGAGATGGTGCCGTCCGAGTCCATCAGGCCGCGGATCAGCTCGAGCCGCTGCGCGCGGCTGGCCCGCAGGTAAGCCGCCGGGATATGCTTGTTCTCCAGCACGTCGAGCATGCGCAGCCGCATCGTGAAGCGCGAGCGGTGCTGGATGCGGGCGGGCGTGACGCCGTCGTCCACGAGCCGGAAGGTCGGATCGATGACGATGTTGCCGCAGCGCCCCTTGCGCCACGCCGGCCGCCGGAAGATGGCATCGACCCCGCAGGCGCGCAGATGGTCGGCGACCTCCGCGTCCTCCTCGTGGACGCTGATGTGGTTCATCGTCGCCGAACCGTCGCCGAGCCACACGCCGAGGACGTAGGGCTGGATCAGCAGGTCCTGGTCCGGCAGCTCGACGGGCTGACAGCAATCGACCGCGTAGCGCCGCCGCTTGCCCCCGCCGAGCTGCGTCCGCCCGACCATGTCGCGCGTGTGGAGGGTGCGCCGGACGGGACGTTCGGCGTCCGTGAAGTCCCAGACGGGCCAGCGATGGTCACCATCGCAGACGATGCGCGTGCCGTCGTCGAAGGTGACGCCGTAGCAGTCGCGGCCGATCATGATCGGCGACACGCCGGTGACCCGGCACGGGCGTCCGGCTTCGTCGAACAGGGTGTCGCCGACCACGAGCGCGCCCATCGTGGCCCAGCCCTCGGCCGTGGGGATGGCCGTATCCAGCGCGAGCGGCCCGCCGACCTGGGCCCCCTTCATGAACACCACCCGCCGCGCCGGATGCGCCGGCGACAGCGCGTCCATGATCTCGCGCAGATAGGGCGTGCGCGCCGTGCGCCATGGCCCGGGCTCGGCCGACCCGCGGCTCCCGAGCACGCGGTGGCGGTCGGCCCACTCCGAGACGAGCAGCGCCGGCTCGGGCGCCATGCCGTCGCGCCAGGCCTGCAGGATCTCGGCGTCGCCCTCGAAGCGGCCGAGTTCCTCCAAGAGATGCTCGCCCGCCATCACGCCACCTGCACCCGGACATCGTGCCGCGCGGCGAGATGCGCGCGCAGCCGGGCGTCCATCATGGTCTGCAGCCGGTGGGCATCGACGCCGAGCTCGGCCGCCATCTCGGCGGCGACGCGGGCCGGCCAGGCGAGGATGGCGTCGCGCTCCTCCTTGGCGAGGCGGTGCACCAGCAGCAGCGCGCGCGCCTTGTCGACCAGCCTGCCCTTGCGCTCGTCGAGCCTGAGCCGCCGCTCCTGCGCCTTGAGCACCTCGTTCGCGGTGCGCGCATCGTGGAACGTGCTGCCGGCGGCGCGCGGCAGCGGATCGGCGGCCGGCGGCATCGCTGCGACAGGCGGTGGCGCCGCGGGCCGCGGTGGTGCCGGTGGAGCCGGCGCCAGCGTCGCCGTCTTCCGGACGGGATCGCTGCTGTCGGCCAGCCGCGCGCGAACCTTCTCGACGTCCCAGGCGCCGTCCGCCTCGGGCGCGATACGGCCGGCGCGCTGCGCCTTCTGCAGCGCCGTGTGGGACACGCCGAGGCGGCGCGCCACCTCGCGCTGCGAGGCCACGCGGCCCGGCTGCGCGGTGGCGATCATGATGTGATCGGAACCCCCCGAAAAGAGCAATCGACGGAGCGCCGATGGCGCTTGGCTCCGCCCCCGCCACAGCGCGAATGGTCCGTCACGCAATGCGGATGACGGAGACCACGATGACGAAGCGTGAAGCCAACCAGCAGCGGAGCCTCGAAGCCTTCCTCGCCAAGAAGGCCGAGTTCGACGCCCTGCTGGCCGAACTGCAGCAGGCCAGTGTGGACCACTTCGGGGCGGACCCCGAGGCGGTGCTCTGGGGCGAGACCGCCTGGCTCGCGGACGCCACCGCGAAGCTGAAGGACATCGCGGACCAGCACTTCCGCCGAGGCGAATACGCCCGCTGACGCGGCGCGCCTCCCGCACCGCCCCGACCGGGCCGAGCCCGGCGGGGCTCCCGGCAGTAGGGGGCCGAGAGGGTCGGCTCCCGGAACCAGAGACCCCGACGATGAGGCTGACCGACACCCAGCGCACCATCCTCAGCCAGGCGAGCCAGCGCGACGACGGGCTGGCAGTCCCGCCCGAGCGCCTCCCGGCCGCGGCGCGGCAGACGGTGGCGAAGGCCCTGCTGAAGCACGACCTGGTCATCGCGGTGCACCGCCCCGCCCACGACGCGCGGGCGAAGTGGACGGTGGATGGCGACGAGATGCTGCTCAAGATCACCGACGCAGGCCTGCGTGCCATCGGCGTCGCGCCGGAGGGCGATGGCGCGGAGCCGGCGGACGCCCGCCCGCGCGACGAGCGCAACGGGGCGGATCCCCGCCTCGTCGACGGCGACGACGAGCCGGCAGAGCCGGCCACGGTGGGCGACAGGGCGCCCCTGGGCGGGACGGACGCCGCGCCGGGGGACACGCAGGCCACCGCGCCCGAAGCCGCCCTCGACCCCGCCCGGACCGAGGAACTCGCCCTGCTCGACCAGGCCCTCGCCGCCCCGCGCCCGGCGCCGCGGGCGACGCTCCGCGCCGCCGCGCAGCGCGTGCTCGCCGCCTGGGACGACGACGCCAACCGCGAGGGCGACATGATCGGCGCCCTCGACGGCCCGATGGAGGCGCTGCGCGCGGCGCTGGCCGGCAAGCCGGCCCGTGCGACGCGCGGTCGGGCCACGGAGCGGACCGACGGCGCGCCGCGCGGGCCGCGCGAGGGCACCAAGCGGGAGACGGTGCTGGCGATGCTCCGCCGCCCCGAGGGGGCGACGGTGGCGCAGATCTGCGAGGCGACGGGCTGGCAGCCGCACACGGTGCGGGGGTTCTTCGCGGGCCTCAAGCGCCGCCAGGGCATCACCGTGATCGCCGCCGAGCGCATCCGCCAGGTCGGTCCGAACAAGGAAGGCGCGAAGGGGTCCTACTCGATCTATCGCATCGCCGAGTAAGCATTCTCGCGATCGATCACGCCGCCGCTCGCGCCCAGCGGGCGGCGGCGACATCGCTGAACGCCCGCTCCTCCCCGGCCAGCACCGCGGAGCTGCCAGTGAAGTCCTGCCAGCGCCGCACCGCCACATCAACGTAGCGGGGGTCGATCTCCATCGCGAGGCAGGCGCGTCCGGCGGTCTCCGCGGCGATGATGGTGCTGCCGCTGCCGCAGAACGGCTCGTACACGGACTCGCCTGGCGCGCTGTTGTTCAGCATCGGCCGGCGCATGCATTCCACGGGCTTCTGCGTGCCGTGCACGGTGGCGGCGTCCTCGTCGCCGGCGGTCGCGATCGGCCACAGCGTCGCCTGGTCCCGCGCCCCCTGCCAGTGCCCCGTCGCGCCCTTGCGCACCGCGTAGAGGCAGGGCTCGTGCTGCCAGTGGTAGTCCCCCCGCCCCAGCACGAAGCGCGGCTTGGCCCAGACGATCTGGCTGCGCACCGCGAAGCCGGTCGCCTCGAGGCTCTCGATCACGGTGCGGGCGTGCACGCCGGCGTGCCAGACGTAGGCGACGTCGCCGGGGAACAGCGCCCAGGCCTCCCGCCAGTCGGCGCGGTCGTCGTTGGCCACCCTGCCGGTGCGCATCGTCGCCGAGACGCCGGCCTCGTTGCGCCACTCGGGGTCGTAGTTCACCCCGTACGGGGGATCCGTGACCATGAGGTGCGTCCGCGCACCATCCAGCAGGCGGGCGACGTCCACGGCGCTGGTGGCGTCGCCGCAGAGCAGCCGGTGCGGCCCCATCAGCCAGAGGTCACCGGGGCGGGTGACCGGGACCGCCGGCGGCTCCGGCGCCGGCGCGTCGGGATCGCCACCGCCCACCGCCGGCGCCTCCGCCGTCGCCTCGGCGAGCAGCCGGTCCAGCGCGGCGCCATCGAAGCCGAGCAGCCCGAGGTCGAACTCCTCCGTGCGCAGCGCGCGCAGCTCGGCGGCGAGCAGCGCCTCGTCCCAGGTCGAGGTCAGCGCCAGCTGGTTGTCCGCCAGCCGGTAGGCCCGCGCCTGGGCCTCGGTCAGATGCGACAGGCGGATCGCCGGGACCGCCTCGAGGCCGAGCGCCCTGGCGGCCAGGATGCGGCCGTGGCCCGCGATCAGCACGCCGGCCTCGTCCACCAGCACCGGCACGGTGAAGCCGAACTCGCCGATCGAGGCTGCGAGCTGCGCCACCTGCTCGGGGGGATGCTGCCGGGCGTTCGCGGCATAGGGCACCAGCGCCGCGACCGGCAGCATCTCGACGCGAAGGTCAGGCGGCATCGGCGAGCGCCCCCGCGCGCGCCGCGGCGACGGCGTCGTAGGCGCGGCCGTCGTCCGCGAGCGTCACCGGCAGGTCGGGATGCAGCATGCGCCAGCGGGCGACCGCCAGGTCGACATAGGCCGGCGCGAGCTCGATCGCCCGCACCCGCCGCCCGGTCCGCTGGCCGGCGAGGATCGTCGTGCCGCTGCCCGAGAAGGGCTCGAACACCGCCTCGCCCTCGTCGGTGTAGGCGCGCATCAGGAACTCCGGCAGCGCGACCGGGAACACCGCCGGGTGCTCGGTCTCGATGCCCCTGGCCTTGTGGCGGGTGATGCGCAGCACGCTGTCGGGGATGCGCATCTCCTGCACCGGCAGGCCGATGTGGGTGTAGGCCTTCACCGCGCCGTCGGCGGCGCGCAGCCCGCTGCCCTTGTTCGGCGTGCCGGCCCATTTGCAGGGGACGATCTTGTTGGGCGGCCGCGCCTCGCGGTTGAAGTGGAACACCAGCTCGAAGGCCGGCGCGAGCCGGCCGTTCCAGTCCCCCGGCAGGCCCGGCCCCTGGTCCCAGGCGTAGAGGGCGAAGCGCCGCCAGCCCTGGCCGCGCATCCCGTCGAGCCAGCCCTGCCAGTAGGGCTGCCATTCGCCGTCGCGGTGGATCAGGCCGAGGTTCACCAGCACCTGGCCGTCGGGGCGCAGCGCTGCGGGGAGATGCTGGAACACCCCCAGCATCAGCGCGTCCCAGTCGGACACGCCGCCCGTCGTGTAGGCCCGCTGGTTCCCGTAGGGCGGGGAGGTGAACAGCAGCGCCGCGCGGTCGGTGCCCATCACGCGGGCGACCGAGGCCGCATCGGTGCTGTCGCCGCAGAGGAGCCGGTGCTCGCCGAGCATCCACAGATCGCCCAGGCGGGTGACCGCCGCACGGGGCGCCACAGGCTCGGCGTCGGCCGGGTCCTCGGCCGCCGAGTCCTCCCCTGGCGCGTCGGCGGCGGGGTTGCCACTGGCAACCGCCGGGCTGGCAACCGGCCCGTCGCCAGGCTCGGTTGCCACCGCCTCCAGCCCGGCGAGCAGCCGCTCGATCTCCGCGCCGTCGAAGCCGGTGAGCGCCAGGTCGATGCCGCCCGTCTCCTGCAGCTTCGCCACCTCGGCGGCGAGCAGCGCCTCGTCCCATCCCGCGTTCAGCGCGATGCGGTTGTCGGCCAGGCGATAGGCGGCCTTCTGCGCCTCGGTGAGGCCGGCGCGGACGATCGTCGGGACCGTGGCGAGGCCGAGGGACTGCGCGGCCAGCAGCCGGCCGTGGCCGGCGATGACCTCGCCGCGCTCGTCCACCAGCACCGGCGCGACGAAGCCGAACTCGAGGATGCTGGCCGCGATCTGCGCCACCTGCTCGGGCGAATGCGTGCGCGCGTTGCCGGCATAGGGCAGCAGCGAGGCGACCGCGCGCGCCTCGACGGCGCTCGCAGCCCATGGGGCCTGGGGCATCGGGACCTGCGTGAGGGTGGAACGGAGGGCGCCGCGGCTGGCAACCTGGCGACGCTGGCAACCTGGAGAACGGGACTGACGCTAGGAACCTCGCGCGCTTCCGCGTCCCGCATACGCCAGGCCCAGGAAGGACCCTGCGGCTCGCGAGCCACTGTCTCGATCGAGCGACGCTGTGGCTGGTCGGCCGCTTCGCGCTCGCGCATCTTCAAGTTGGCCGCAGGATAGGACAGACGGATTCCAGGGCGCAACGCGACATTTCCGCGCAGGCGTTCCTTTGTTTTCGCTCCGAAGCCGGGTCACGGCGTGCGGCCGTCACGCCGCCCTCGTCCGCGGCACGAGGCCGAAGTGCCCCGCCAGCACACCGAGCGTTGCGACCAGCATGCCCTGCGCCTGCGGCGGCGAGACCGGCCGCCCTCCCCAGCCCTGGCGCGTCGCCCACTCGCGCACCGACATCTCGAGGCCGAGCACGTGCCAGGCGCAGGAGCCGGCGGCGCTGTCGTGACCGCCCAGCGCGTCGAGCGCCTCGGCCACGCGCCGTCGCGCGTCCATGGCGCGCTCGGACAGCGCGTCGGCGGTCCGGCCTGGCAGGCGCAGCAGGGAGGCGCGCACCATGCCGTCCAGCGCGGCGCGCCGGAACAGCACCCGGAAGCAGCCGCCCGCATCGTGCATCTCCTGGGTGATGGTGCCGTTGGCGAGCATCAGGCCAAGGGTGTCGACCGCGCGTCGATGCACGACGGGGACGCCGGTCTCCGGGTCTGCCTCGCGGATCGGCTCGCTGAACCCGCCATGCTGCAGGCGCCACCGACTCGGCATGGCGAGGTTCTCCTGCTGGACACGGATCTTCTTCTTGCGCTTAGCGGCCATGGGTCATGCCTCCGTTCCGCGGCCCCCAGCGCCGCGTCGCTTCGTTGGTAAGTGCCTGGCGAAGCCAGGGATCGGTGATGTTATCGGGGCAGAGCGCGACGACGCCCTGCTCGCGCCAGACGCGCCGGCGCATGGCCTCGAGGTCGGCCGGGTTGGCGGGGCTCGGCTCGCGGCCGAGGGGGCATCGCGGCAGCGCCGGCGCGCCGGGCAGCCTCACTGCACACCGCCCCGGGCGTCGATCGCCCACAGCAGCAGGGCGAGGGCATCCGCCTCATTGTCGTCCGCCGGCGCGAAGCCGCGCGCCCGCATGGCGGCGATCACCGCCTCCTTCGGTGCATTGCCCTTGCCGGTCGCGAAGCGCTTGATCGTGCCGACCGGGACGCCCTGGTAGGGGACGCCGGCGCCTTCGCACCAGGCGGTCAGGTGCGCGAGGAAGCCGCCATAGACATGGGCGGCGGTGGTGCCGGCGTGCCGCCGCACCTCCTCGAAGACGACGCTGCCGAGCGGGCCGGCGCTCGAGCCCATGCTGTCCAGCCAGCGGCGGAAGCGCAGCCAGCCCATGCCGCCGCCCTCGAAGCGGCCGGGCCGAAAGGCGGCGGTGCCGGAGGCGATGCTGCCATCCGGCAGCCGCAGCGCCCAGCCGAGAGAGCTGCCGAGGTCGAGGGCGAGCAGGCTTCCGTGACGCATGGTGACGATTGCGGCGGGTTTTTCCATTGACTGCTCACGCGCGCGCGCGCACGCGAGGGCATCAATAGGGGAGTGACGCGTCAATCCGTCACAATCGGTCATCGCTCAGAACTCCATCTCGATTTCGGAATGGGTTGTGTTCGCGCGCAGGCGCAGGCCGATGAAGCAGCGCTGCGCGCTGGTGCGGTGGGGCGAAAACCCGCGCGCGCTCAGCGTCTGCGAGAAGCGCTTGATCGAGCCGACGAATTCGCCGCTGGCTTCGGCCCAGGCCTTCCACGACGCGTAGAGGGCCGCAGTCGCCTCGCTGTGCTGGCTGCCGCGCTCGCAGCACTCCTCGATCCACCGCCCCAGCGCGTCCTCGGCCTCGAAGTACTCGTCGGTGGCGGCGAGCACGGTGGCGGGCGGGCGGAGCCCGATCCGCTGCCATTCGAGGCAGCCCTCGATCGCCCAGGCGAGGATGCCGTCGCGCTCCGCGAGCAGCCGCTCGGGCAGCCGCTTGTCGCGCCGGGCGGGCGGGATGGTGACCGTGAACGGCACCATGTGCAGCCGCCGCCGCATCGCCTCGTCGACATTGCGGATCGCTGGCTTGTGGTTGCCCGCGACCAGCAGCTTGAACTGCGGGGTGAACTCGAAAAAGTCCTGCCGCATGAAGCGCGCGGTGATGCGGTCGCCCCCCGTAAGCGCCTTGAGCTTGCTCTCGGCCCAGCGGCTGCCCTGCTCGGTCTCGATCGAGGTGACGATGCGGGCGCCGCGCAGCCCGGCCATGTCGGTCGGATGGCGTTCGCCGCTGGTCGCCATGAACATGTCCATGGGCGCGACGGTGGCGTAGTCGCCGAGGAGGGCGGTGAGCGTGTTGAGGAACACCGACTTGCCGTTGGCGCCGGTGCCGTAGAGGAAGAACAGCGCGTGCTCGGTGGTCACGCCGGTGAGCGCGTAGCCGACCACCCGGCGGAGGTAGGCCTGCAGCTCGGCGTCGCCGCCCGTGACCTGGGCGAGGAAGGCGAGCCAAGCCGGGCAGTCGCCCCGGGGCGCGGCGGTGGTGATCTTGGTCATGCAGAGGGCGCGGTCGTGCGGGGCGAGCGCGCCGCTGCGCAGATCCACGACGCCGGCCGGGGTGTTCAGCAGCCAGGGATCGCGGTCCCAGACCTCGGCGGTGGTGGCGTGGCGCCGATCGGCGCGCGCCAGGCGCTCGACGGCGGCGACGGTTGCGGCCTGGGAGAGCTTCGTGCGGACCCTGGCGTTGTTGGCGCGGTTGGCCGCGGCGCGGCAGACGTGGCGGGCGAGGTCGAAGGCGCGCAGCGTGCCCTCGCGCTCCCAGCGCGTTCCGGTCCAGGTGAGCCAGGCGCCCCAGACCGCGACATGCCGCCAGTCCTCGCCATGCTGCGCGCTGAACGCGGCGGCGAGGGCGTCCTCGGTGAAGCCGACCGGCAGCGGGCCATCGTCGCCCGGCCCATCGCCCTCGGCTACGGCCTGGTCGGGCTCGCCTGCACCTGTGCCGGGGTGACTGGCCTCGGCGCGGCGCCACAGCCGCTCCGCCTCCTGGCGCAGCCGGTCCTCGGGCCAGGGCGGGCTGATCCGTGCGGCGTTGTAGTCCTGGATCTCCTGCCAAGCCTGGGCCGCGGTGACGAAGCCGTCCTGGCAGCGGCGGATCCAGTAGCCGATGATGCGGGAGAGCGCCTCGAAGCGGGTGAGGCCATCGGCGCCGCCCTCGCGCACCACCTGGGCGAAGAGCTCGGTCACCTCGCCGCGGCCGGCGCCGTTGAAGTCGAGCGGGTCCTCCGCCGGGTCCGGCGCCACCTCGCTGCCCACCCCCGCCAGGGGCGGCATGGCGAGCACCGCCTCGGCGAACTCCGTGAGGTCGCGGTCCGCGCCGCCCGAGGAGAGGATGGCGACCAGCCTCGGCTGCCCGCCCTTGGCATGGACAGACCCGGCGACGCGGATCGGCTGGTGCGCCGAGCGGAAGGCCGGATCGCCGCCGACCTTCACCGCGATCGCGTGCCGCAGCCGGCACACCGTGGCCAGGTCCTCGCCGGTGGCCGGCTCGGTGAGCCGCCAGTAGAGGTGGAGCTTCGCCTGGCCCTCCGGCGTGACGCCGCCGGAGGCGACCTCGAGGCTGGGCGGGCCGAGGTGCCGGACCAGATGCGCCCGCTTCGCGGCGATGTCGCCGCCGTCGAGATCGACCAGCACCACCTGCATCTGCACGATGTGCTCGGCGCTGGCCTGGCCGGGTGCGACGACCGTGCCGGGGATGACGTAGAGCGCCATGCCCGCCTCGGCGGCCCAGCGCGCCTGCACGGCGAGCTTCGCCGGCAGATCGGCATCGGCCGGCAGGAAGGGCGTGTGCGGCGCGCGGTCGGGCCCGCCCTTCTCGGCCAGCGCGCGGACCGCGACCCAGCCCTCGCACCAGCCGAAGACCATGTCGGCATAGGCCGCGACCATGGCGGGATCGGGGGCGACCGGCATCGGCGGGTTCACCTCGGCGGCGCTCATGACCAGCACCGCGTGCGCCAGGGGCAGCGCGCACATTCGGGGTGATCGGGCTCGGCGGCGATGCGCGGCAGCCACTCGCCGGCGTCGCAGGCCTGCAGGACGCGCACCGCCTTGTCGCTGGTGGCCTGGGCCAGCGCGCCGTCGAAGGGCACCAGCTCGTGGTGCAGCTCGGCGGTGTCCTTGTTCACCGCGGTGAACAGGGCCGGCGCCTCGGTCAGGCCCATGTACGCCTGGTAGAGCGCGACCTGCGCCGCGTAGATCGGCTTGGCCGCGGCGACGCCGCGCCGGACGATCTCCTTCCAGTTGCGGGCGTTGGCCGACTTGCATTCCCACAGCGCCGGGACGGCGACGACGCTCTGGGCGGAGGCTGGCGCTGCCACGACCACGCCGTCGATGTGGCCCTGCACGCGGCCGGCCGCGACCGAGAAGCCGAACTGCTCGCCGCTGCGGCTGCGGGTGCGCAGGTCGAAGCCGGCGCGCCGGAGCCAGCCGATCGCCAGATCCTCGAAGACATGCCCCACCGCGAAGACGCGGAGCGTCTGGCCCGAGAAGCCGGTGTCCGGGTCGCGCGGGACGTCGAGGAACTCGTACTGCAGGCGCCGCGCGCAGGGATCGCCCAGCCGCGAGCCGCCGAGATACTCGCGGCGCGCCCGCGTGCCGTTCTCCGCCACCAGCGCCGCGTCGATCAGGGCGTTGATCGCCTCGGCCGCGGTGGGCGGCTTCGGGCGGTGATTGAAGTCGAGGCTACCGTCGGCCATCAGAACGGCACCTCCGGCGTTCCGCTGGAGGCGGAGGCGCGCATGGCGTCCTGGAAGGCGCCGACGGCCACCTCCGCGAGCGTCAACACCTGCTGCTCCGACAGCGCGTTGAGGGCCGTGGTCCAGCCGATCTCGGCCATCACCTCGGCCATCGCCCGCATGGCGGCGCGGAGGGCAGCGCGCTCGTGTTCGGTGAGGTCAACCATGGCGGTGGACCGCCGCACCAAGCGCACCCACCAGCCCTGGCAGGTGATGGAGCAGAAGGAGACCGAGGACGGGCCCCATCGCGGCTTGCCGCGATGGGAACCCGGAAGCGGCGGCTTCGCCGAGGTCGGGTCGAACCAGCCGAAGCCGCGCTCCGGCCGCCGGCACACGGCGCAGAGCGAGCGAGGTGCGGGTGCCAGGGGCATAATCGGTCGCCGGCGTCATGCCGCCCTCCCCGGGACCCCATCGCGGCTTGCCGCGATGGGAACCCGACCCAGGCCGCTGGGGAACACCGCGGCCAGGATCTGCTGCCGGTGCCAGAGGAAGTTCAGCCGGCAGTTCGCCGCGTATTTCGACAGGCCGAAGTCCAGCGCCGGATCGGCGTCGCCGGCCTTGACCAGCAGCTCGCGCTGGCGCGGGCTGGCGGGGTGGTTTAGCCACATCCGGCTCTTGGTGGCGGCGGCCCCGGTCTCGGCCTGGCGCAGGAAGTCGTCGGCCCCGGCCAGGACCTGCGCGCGCTCGCCGACCCCGAGATGACGCAGCCGCCCCTGGCGCAGCTTGCCGACGGCGTGCCAGTGCTCCCCGTCGAAGAACACCCCGGCCCAGGCGTCGAAGCCGCAGGCGATCATCGCGTGGCCGTCGCCATGCATGTCCCACCATCGGAAGGGCGAGCGGTCCAGGAGGTCGATCTCGGTCAGCCCGAAGCGCTGCAGCGGGCGCGTCTCGCGAAGCTTTCGCTCCCAGACATGGCCGCAGAAGGGGCAGGCGATGGTGCCGAGCGGCACCTCGGCCGCGCAGTCCGGGCAGGTCTTGTAGGGCGCCTGGCCCGGCTCGGCGTCCTCCTCCTCGGCAAGCATGCCGTCATGCTCGATCGAGCCGTGGCGCTGCGCCGCGCCGGCGAAGTCGAGGACGACGCAGTCGGTCTTCACCACGCCCGGGAAGCGCTCGGGATCCACCTTGCGCAGCCCCCGCCCGATCGCCTGGACGAAGGTGCCGCGGTGGAGCATCGGGCGGAGCACGACGATGCAGCCGACCGGCTGGCTGTCGAAGCCCTCGGTCAGCACCATGCAGTTGGTGATCACCTGCACCTCGCCGCGGTCGAAGCGGGCGAGTAGCGCCGCACGCTCCTTCGCCGGCATCTCGCCGGTCACCGTCGCGGCGGTGATCCCGGCGGCGCGGAAGGCGGCGGCGACCGCCTCGGCGTGGGCGACGGTGGCGCAGAAGGCGATGGTGCGGCGATCCGAGGCGCGCTCGCGCCAGTGCTCGACCACCGCCTCGTTCACCACCGCCCGGTTCAGCACCCTGGCCGCGGCGTCCATGTCGTAGTCGCCGGCCGTCGCGCCGACCTGATCCAGGTCGTCGGAGACGCCGATGTCGATGGTGAAGGTGCGCGGCGGCACCAGGATGCCCTGGGCGATCAGGGCCGAGATCGGCAGGTGGAAGGCGATGTTCGAGAAGGTCTTGCGAAGGCTGCGGCCGTCGCCGCGCTCCGGGGTGGCCGACAGGCCGAGCAGCTTCAGCTTCGGGTTGGCGGCGCGGGCGTCGGCGATGATGGCCTGGTAGCTGTCGGCGGCCGCGCGGTGGCACTCGTCGATGACGAGGTGCGACACCTGCCCCATGCGGGTGCGCCGCGCGGAGCGGGCCAGCGTCTGCACGCTGCCGAACACCACCTGGCCGGACCAGTCGTCCCGCTCGGCCTTCACGACCGAGGCGGAGAGGCCGGCGACCCGACCGATGGTCGCGCGGTTCTGCTCGATCAGCTCGTCCGTGTGCTGCAGCACCAGGATGCGGGCGCCGGGCTCGGCCGCCGCCTCCTCGCCGATGTAGAAGCCGGCAACCACGGTCTTGCCGGCGCCCACGGGAAGCGCGACCAGCGTATTGCCCTCCGTCGCGGTCTTGGCGCGGGCGGCGTCCACCGCCGCCCGCTGGTAGTCGCGCGGGATCATGGCGGCCCTCCCGCTCAGCGCGCCCAGAAGGGCGCGTTGCCCGCGGCGGCGGGCGGCTGGGCCGGCTGGGCGGACGCCCAGGGCGGCGCCGCGGCGCCGGTCGCCGGGGCCGCCGGGCCGGGCGGCATGGGCTGCGCCGGCGCCGCCCCCATCAGACGGGCGTAGTCGGCATGCTCGGGCCCGATCGCGGCGGCGATGACGTTGCGGCCCGGGCCGCGCGGGTCGTCGCGGTCCTTCTCGACGCCGATGCGGGCGAGGAACTCCATCCCGTTCAGGTCGCCGTAGCCGCGGATGGTGCGCGCGGCGCGGGCTCGGTCGGAGGTGTCCTTCGCGGCGATGCCGCGCGCGCTCTCCAGGATCCCGCGGATCAGGGCGCGGCCGCGATTGGCGTAGGTGTCGTCGCCCTGGCCACCCTTGCCGCGCAGGCCGATGCGCGTGAAGACGCGCCGCCGCGCATGCGGCCCCTCCACGATCACCGCCTCGGTGTTGAGGTACTGCGCCTCGCTGGTGCGGCTCTGCGTCACCCAGCCCTCCGGGCCGACGCCGCCGGGCCGGATGGTGAGGCGGACCTTCGCCAGCGTGCCGGCGGGAATGGGCTCGAAGGCGTCCTGCTGCGCCTCGGCGCCGTTGAAGTCGTGCGTGAAGCTGCCGGACATGGCTCAGCCCTCCTGCGCCGTCGTGCTGGTGGTGGGGGTCGCGGGCGCCGCCGCGGGCAGTCCGACCTGCAACTGCGCCGCGGGCGGCGATGCGAGCGGACGGCGGATCTTCTCCATCAGCCGGGCGAGATGCGGCTCCTCGATCGTGGCGAGGCGGCCGCTGCGGTCCTTCGCCGGGAAGCCGTAGGGGTTCAGCGTGGTGCAGACGAAGGCGCGGTACGGCCGGCCGTCCTCGGTGCGCAGCTCCGCCATGGTGATCAGCTCGTCGACCACGCCGGGCAACTCGAGCCCCGTCTTGGTGCCCTCGATCTGCAGCGCGAAGAACGGCCGGTTGAAGTCGTCGAGCCTCTTGTCGAGGATGCCGACCAGCCAGACGTTCTTGTCCGGCGTGTGCTGCAGGTGCGTCAGCCAGCCGATCATCTCCTGGCCGAGCAGGCCGTAGGCGCCGCGCAGGTCGGGCTTGCCGCTGCGGTCGGAGACCGCCTGCGGCTGGCCCTTGCACCACTGCAGGCAGAGCCGCGAGGCGACGGTGATCGAGTCCACGAAGACCGTCCGGTACTTCGCGAGCTGCGCGGGGCTGCCGAAGGCCTCGCAGACGCGGGCGTAGTGCGCCGCGCCGTAGGGCTGGTCGTCGCGCATCGCGGGGTTGGGCCCGCCGATCCAGCAGGCGAGGTCGCGCGCCATCTCCCAGCTGCGCACGCGCACCTCGTCGCCGGGCCAGCCCTGCACGGCGAGCTCGCCGGCCTCGAGGTTGACGAACAGCGTGCGGCCCGCGTCCAGCGTCCACAGCTGCGAGGTCTTGCCGATGCCGGAGATGCCGGTCAGCACGCCCTTGATGCCGCGCTGCTCGGCCATCCGCTCGTCGGCGGTGATGATGCGGAAGCCGCCCGGCGGCCGGCTGTCGAAGGGCGCGCTCACTTGCGGCGCTCCTCGAAGCGGACGGCGGCCTCCACGGCGAGATCCGCGCCGCGGGCACCGGCGCGGCGCGCGCGGTCGTGCAGCTGCTTCAGCGCGGTAACGCGGCGGTAGATCGCGTCCGCCTCGTCGCCGAGCGCCTGGATGGCGAAGGCGACGTCGTCCACCGTCGCGTCGGTGACCGCCTTGCTGAGCGGCTGGCCGTATTCGCCGAGCTCGCCGGTGCGGACGCTGTCCGGCAGGTCGGCCAGCGCGTATGAGGACTCGCGGAGCCGCTGCAGCGGCGTCGTGGTCTTGAACATGGGAGCTCGACTCCTTCGTCGTCGCGCTCCTGGTCCGTCGATGCAGGTGCTGCCGGGCCCCGACGCAGCGGAGCTGACCGTCCCGGTGTTCCCGCCTCGCGGCGGTGTTGCATTCCCAGGAAGACCCGGCAGGAAAGCCGGGCGCGGTCAGGCGGCGTTGCGGGCGTCGGAGACGGCGGCGCTGGAGGTGCGCAGCTGCGCCGCCTCGTACGCCTCGATGTCCTCGAGGCGATAGGCGACGCGGCCGCCGATCTTCAGGAAGCGCGGCCCCTGGCCGAGCCAGCGCCAGCGCTCCAGCGTGCGCGGGCTGAGACACCAGCGGCGCGCCAACTCGGACTGGGTGAGATGCTTCGTCCCCATGGTCCACTCCATCGTCCTTCGCGGAGGCGGCGCCGACACGCGCCACCGCTCCTTGAATGCGAAGAATTTCAGGGACTTAGGGGGAAACTTATATAGACAGCGCCGATTTTTCTTGTGACATCACGGCGGCGGAAACCGGCGGAAAACCGAGATCAAGGCCCGCCAAGTGTGACGTCAGGGCGATGTGGTTGTGACATCGGGCGCTACCGTGGGGCCTCCAGGAATGGTCAAAGTCCCGATGTCGGCGAGCGAAAGCTCACGCAGCGCGGGGTTCAGCCGATAGCCGGATCGCTGGCGGTTTTCGATGAAGCTGTTCTGGTCGAGGGGCAGGCCAAGCGCGACGGCAAGCGGTTCAATGGCCTCTCTGAGCCGCCGGATCTGGGTGCGCAGGGACGGCTCGCTGATCTTGAGTCGGCCCGCGAGCACGTGGGGCGGCATGAACGGCACCTCGCGCCCGTCCTTCTTCGCGCTCCGGAAATCCGCCAGAAGCTCTTCCACGACTCGGAAGTTCGCCTCAGTCAGTGTGGTGCCGTCCCGGAACACGACCTTACGCCTCGTCTCGTCGATCGCGAACTCGAACACAGGAGCAGAGAGCCGATCGACGAAATCCTTGACCTGCTTGTCGTAGTTGTCCTGGGGCGGCGGCTCGATGCTGCTGCGCGCGAGGCAGAGGGATATGAGCGATCCTGCCGGCAGCGCGTTCCTCGCGAGATCGGCGGCATGATCCCGGATGCCCTTCTCGATGACCGCATTGACCGCTGCGGCCTGACGCTGGAAGAGGTCGTACAGGCGATCGCCCGCCTCGGTCGGCGAAAGCCCCGGGAAGTGGCCGAGCGCGGCGACGACTTCCGGGAATTCGGCCGGGAACCGCTCCCTGGTGGTGCCGGCGATCTTTCGGAAGAAGGACACGTAGCTCACCGCCATCCGGCGATCGTCGCTCGTGCTGCGATCCGCCGTCAGCAGATCGACCTTGTAGTTCGACGCAGGCTCGTGGGCGCCGAGGCCGGCAGCGAGGATGGCGAAGCGTCGGTCGATGCACTGCGAGCACTCGCCGCAATGCGGGTGCTCCCTGGTCCGGCGATACGGTCTGGTGCAGCTGTTCGTCAGTGGCAGGAGATCGACCATGCCCGCATCCTGCACGAGCCTGGCAACCTCGCTTTTCGTCAGCCACTGCAATGGATTCTCGATCGAGAAGGAGCGATCCAGGAGTAGGGAGAACAGCTCCTCGAGGCCGCGAAAAACCCGAGGATGCGTGGTGCGCGTGGCCCGACCGCCAACGACATCGCCTGCCATGGGCGGATTGATGCTGACGACGCCATTCTCATAGAAGGTGAGGCTGTCCTTGCCGGACATGCGCGCGATGACCAGGCCGAGGCACGCGAACAGGAACGACCGGCTCCGCTGCGAAAAGTCGACGGCCTGGCTGTTCTCGTTTGTCACCCAGACAGGAATGTAGGCGATTCGACGCTCGAGGCCGCGCTCCTTCAGCCTCTCGACAAGCGTCTCTTGCACGTTCCTCACCTTGGACGACGAGGAATGCCCGACCAGGCAGACCGAGCGCTTGCGCATGACGAGGTCCTGCAGCGCGCCTGCGAACGAGTCGAGGCCGCCCGAGAACATCGCAATCACGTCATGGTCGGCCGACGCGTCGACGAAATTGTCGAAGTAGAGGTCGCGGGGATAGAAGGGGTCCCTCGCCTGACGGAACTCGAAGGAGTAGCTGTCGTCGGAGAGGAAGCCGAGCGTCTCGGCGAGCAGGCGCTGCACCTCCTGCTGCTGCCAGATGGCCAGCTTACGCACCGGGATCGCGAAATGGAGGTTGCGCCGCCAGCTCTCGGCGAAGTTGGCCAGGGTGGTCCTTCCTCGGCCAACTCGCTGGTCCGCACAATAGACATAGGCGGCGATTTCAAGCAGATCGATCAACAGGTCGGGCACGTTCGCGACCATCGCGCGCGTGATGTAGTCGATGCGCAGATTGACGTTCTTGCCCTCGCCGTGCACGTTTAAAACCACAGCATCGTCCTGTGACGGCATAGCGACGCCGCACTCTATCCGGGTTCTCTTCACGGCATGCCCTTCCGCTTGCCGAGCTCGCGGCGCAACTTTTCAGACGCGTAGCTGGCGAAATTCTTAAGGTCGTCCCGCGTCAGGATTTTGCCATCGCGATATCGGTTCTTCCCCAGCCAATCCCGCGCGAAGCCGCGCATGATGAACGACGCCTCGTCGCAATGCCGGCGGATCGCGGCGTTGAAGGCGTCAAGGTCATGGAGGGATTTCGTCACGCGCTCCGGGCCGATCATGCGATGGAGGTCCCGGTCGAGATAGTAGTGGATCACGCGCTCGACCAGCCTCGCGTAGAAGCGCTGCGCCAACTCGGCGAACACGACGGTCTTTCGCAGCGAGGCCAGGTGGTCGCGCGACTTGTCGATGATGGGCTGCCAGAGGTCGGGCTGCCGCGGTTGTAGCGTTTCGGCGAGCGCACTCAGCGCGGCCTGGTGAGCGTGTTCCCCCAGGTCCGTCCCGGTGCTCGGGAAACGCCGGTGCACGCGTTCCAGGGCGTGGTCGAATGCGACAAGGACCTCCGGGATGGATTTCGGCAGAGGCGCCTTGAAGCCAAGTTCTGCGAGTTCTTCGGCGGCTGACTCGGCACCGGCCGCTTGGGGCAGCCGCGCAAGCAGCCAGAGCGCTTCGATGAAGACGGGATCCTTGGCCGCGCGCGTCAGCGCGTCCTGACCAACATCTGTCACCGCGTCCACCAAGTCGGCGGTGGGCAGCCCGCCATCGAGAAGAAACCGGACGATTTCCGGAAGCTTGCGATGGGCCGGAAGAGTCCCAAGACGCTGGTGGCCCATGATTCACCGCGCAGCGTCCAGCCGACCAGCTGGCCAACGTCTTACCCTACGCCCGGAGGCTCCCGGAAGCACCCAAGCCAGCTCCATGAACGCCGGATCGCGGCACCGGGCCGCATTGCAAGCATGGCGAACGGATGACTGTTTCGCAATCGGGAGTAGAGAAGGGGGGCGCCGGGTAGCATGGCGAGAAGTCGCTCCGCACACCCTCCCTTGTAAGGCGGCATTCGCGCGGTTTCGCGGAGATGCTTTTTTGCACGGCGGAATGCGCTAAGCGTTTGATTTGGCTACCAAAGGGACGCTTGGCTGCGTTACGCCCTCCTGGCCATGCGGCTCCATCTCAACCAGTCGCTCCCACCCCATCTCCGCGAGGTCTGCGACCTCCTCGCCCGCGGCCTGTTGCGGCTGAGGAGCCGCGCTGCCGAGGAAGCCGCGCGCGAAGACGCGGCGGCGGGAGACACTCGCCTACACTTCGTCCCTACCCAGCGCCGTCATGCGAACCCCAGGACGAGGGAGACCGCATGATCCGCGCGAAGAAGCCGAAGCTGGCGGCGCCCGCCACGCCGCCCACCATCCCCGCCATCCCGAAGCCGGACGTGCCGGCGCGCCTCGCCGCGCTGCCCGGCCTGCCGATCGGCGAGCTGAAGGCCGAGTGGCGCCGCCTGTTCGGCACCGAGCCGCCGCCCTACAACCGGCGCTTCCTGGAAAGCCGGCTCGCCTACCGCATCCAGGAGCTGGCCTATGGCGGCCTCAGGCGCGAGACGCTGGAGCGCCTCGAGGCGCTCGGCGAGCAGTTCGACGGTAGGAACATCACCCTCCGCCGCATCCGCCACGAGCAGCGCCCGATCGCCGGCACGCGGCTGATCCGCGAGTACCAGGGCGTCGAGCATGTCGTCACCGTCACCCGCGACGGCTACGAGTGGCAGGGCCGCCCCTACCGGTCGCTCTCCGCCATCGCCCGCGCCATCACCGGCACGCGCTGGAACGGCTGGGTGTTCTTCGGCCTGCGGAAGCCCGGCACATGACCCGCCGCGACGCCGCCCTGCCGGCGAAGGTCCGGAAGCTCCGCTGCGCCGTCTACACCCGGAAGTCCACCGAGGAGGGGCTGGAGCAGGCGTTCAACTCCCTCGACGCGCAGCGCGAAGCCTGCGAGGCCTTCATCGCCTCGCAGCGCTCCGAGGGCTGGGTGCTGGTGCATGACCGCTACGACGATGGCGGCGTCTCGGGCGGTACCCTCGATCGCCCCGCGCTGAAGCGCCTGCTGGCCGACATCGAGGCCGGGCTGGTCGATGTGGTGGTGGTCTACAAGATCGACCGCCTGTCCCGCTCGCTGATGGACTTCGCCAGGCTGGTGCAGACCTTCGACGCGCACGAGGTCACCTTCGTCTCGGTGACGCAGTCCTTCAACACCACGACCAGCATGGGGCGCCTCACGCTGAACATCCTGCTCAGCTTCGCGCAGTTCGAGCGCGAGGTGATCGGCGAGCGGGTGCGCGACAAGATCGCCGCCTCCCGCGCGCGGGGCATGTGGATGGGCGGCCCCGTGCCGCTCGGCTACCGGGTCGAGAACCGCAAGCTGGTGGTGGACGAGGCGGGGGCGGCGACGGTCCGCCGCGTGTTCGAGAGGTTCGCCGAGCTGGGCTCCGCCACCCGGCTGCTGCCGGCCCTCCGGGCGGAGGGCCTCGTCACCAGGACCGGACGGCCCTTCGACAAGGGGGCGGTCTACAAGCTGCTGGTGAACCGGACCTATCTCGGCGAGGCGGTGCACAAGGGGAAATCCTACCCCGGCGAGCACGCCGCCATCATCCCCCGGGACCTCTGGGACCGGGTGCACGCCATCCTGGCCGAGAGCCCGCGCGCCCGCGCGGCGAAGAACCGCGCCCAGGCGCCGGCGCTGCTGCGCGGCCTGCTGTTCGGGCCGGACGGGCGGGCGATGTCGCCGACCCACACCCGGAAGAAGGGCCGGCTCTACCGCTACTACGTCAGCCAGGCGGTGCTGCAGGGCGGGGCGAACGACGCGCCGCACCGCCGCCTGCCGGCCGGGGAGATCGAGGGGCTGGTGATGGCGCAGGTCCGCGCCCTGCTGCGCCAGCCGGAGGTCGTCGTCGGCACCTGGCGGGCGGCGCGGGCGGAGGCGCCGGACCTCACCGAGGCGGAGGTGCGCGAGGCGCTCGGGCGGCTCGATCCGCTCTGGGACGAGCTGTTCCCCGGCGAGCAGGAGCGGATCGTGCGGCTGCTGGTCGAGCGCGTGACCGTCACCGAGGGCGGGGCGGAGATCCGGCTGAACCTGGAAGGGCTCGCCGGGCTCGCCCGCGAGTGGGCGGCGAAGCAGCCGCGGGAGCGCATGGCGGCATGACCAGCGTGACGGTGGTGGTGCCGATGACCATCCGGCGCCGCGGCGGGCGGAAGCGGATCATCGGGCCGGACGGGGCGCCGATCCGCACTGGCGACGACGTGCCGGGGGCAGCCGAAACGCGCGGCGACCCGGCGCTGGTGAAGGCGCTGGCGCGGGCGTTCCGGTGGCGGCGCATGCTGGAGGAGGGGCGGTATGGGTCGATTCGCGAACTCGCCGCCGCGGAACAGATGGAGCGCACGTCCGTCGCCCGTGCCCTCGGCCTCACCCTGCTCGCGCCCGACATCGTGGAAGCCGTCCTCGACGGTCGCGAGCCGGTCGCCCTCTCCGTCGCATCCTTCCGTCGCGGCCTCCCGGACGCCTGGGAGGCCCAGTGGGCTACGCTGGTCGGCGCCGGCACCGCGGCGCAGGTCGGCCGCGGGCCCCTGGGGCGCGGATGACAGGGCGGCAATGCCCGGGCACAGTAATGGACCGTCGAACCGCTCCCGCGCCCGTCTCGGTCTGTCCGGAGCCTCCATAGAGCCTACCGCATGAGCTATGCTGGCCTCTCGTCCCTGATCTGGTCCGTCGCCGATCTGCTGCGCGGCGACTACAAGCCCTCCGAATACGGCCGGGTCATCCTGCCATTCACCGTGCTACGCCGCCTCGACTGCGTGCTGGCGCCCACCAAGGCCGAGGTGCTGGCGAAGAAGGCGGAATGCGAGAAGCGGGGCCTCAACCCGGAACCCTTCCTCACGCGCCTCACCGGCGTGCCCTTCGCCAATACCTCCTCCCTCGATCTCGCCCGCCTGATGGGCGATCCGGACCATATCGGCCCGAACCTCGCCGCCTACATCCAGGGCTTCTCTGCCCCCGTGCGCGACATCTTCGAGCGCTTCCGCTTCGCCGAGCAGACCGACCGGCTGCAGAAGGCGGGCCTGCTCTACCAGGTCACGGAGCGTTTCGTCGGCTTCGACCTCAGCCCCGCCGCCGTCAGCAACCACGACATGGGCCTCGCCTTCGAGGAGCTGATCCGTAAGTTCGCCGAGATCTCCAACGAGACCGCCGGTGAGCACTTCACGCCGCGCGACGTCATCAAGCTGATGGTCAACCTGCTGTTCATCGAAGACAACGACATCCTCACCCCCGGCAACCCGGCGGTGCGCACCATCTATGACCCCACCGCCGGCACCGGCGGCATGCTCTCCGTCGCAGGCGAGCATCTGCTGGCGCACAACCCTGCCGCGCGGCTGACCATGTTCGGCCAGGAGCTGAACGACGAGAGCTACGCCATCTGCAAGGCGGACATGCTCATCAAGGGCCAGGACGTGCGCAACATCGTCCCCGGCAACACGCTCTCGGACGACGGACACCCGACGCAGAAGTTCGACTACATGCTCTCCAACCCGCCCTTCGGCGTGGAGTGGAAGAAGGTCGAGAAGGAGGTCCGGCGCGAGCACGAGCAGCTGGGCCACGCGGGGCGCTTCGGCCCCGGTCTGCCTCGCATCTCGGACGGCTCGCTCTTGTTCCTGCTGCATCTGCTCTCGAAGATGCGCCCGGCGCAGGAGGGCGGCAGCCGGATCGGCATCGTGCTCAACGGCTCGCCGCTGTTCACCGGCGGCGCCGGCTCGGGCGAGAGCGAGATCCGCCGCCATGTGCTGGAGAACGACCTGGTGGAGACGATCATCGCGCTGCCCACTGACATGTTCTTCAACACCGGCATCGCCACCTATGTCTGGATCCTGACCAACCGCAAGCCAGCACATCGGCGCGGCCTGGTGCAGCTCATCGACGCCTCGTCGCTGTGGCAGAAGATGCGCAAGAGCCTCGGTTCCAAGCGCAAGGAGATGGTCGAGGAAGACATCGCCGCCGTCACCCGCCTGTTCGGCGAGGCGGCGGAGGCCGATCTCGCCACCATCACCGATGCCACCGGCAAAACGACCCGCGTCATTCTGCGCGCGGGCGAGGCGCCGCCGGCCGCGCCGGAAGGCGGGCGCGTCAAGGTCGCCCCGCTCTCGCGCCTGATCCGCAACGAGGTGTTCGGCTACCGGCAGATCACGGTTGAGCGCCCCTTGCGCGACGAGGCGGGACGCATCGTGCTCGGCACCAAGGGCAAACAGAGGGGCAAGCCGCTGCCCGACCCGGCGCTGCGCGACACCGAGAACGTCCCCCTCGATCAGGACACCGCCGACTACCTGGCGCGCGAGGTGCTGCCGCATGCCCCCGATGCCTGGGTGGACGAGGAGAAGACGAAGATCGGCTACGAGATCCCCTTCAACCGCTTCTTCTACGTGTTCGAAGCCCCCCGGCCGCTGGAGGCGATCGATGCCGAGCTGCGGGAGGTGACGGCGCGCATCAAGGCGATGCTGGACGGGCTTGCGGCATGAGCGGGACGTGTCCCGTTCATCCCAAGATCTATCACATCCTGCATGTCGACCGTCTGCCCTCTGTGCTCGCCGACGGCTTCCTGTTCAGCGATGCGCAGATGCAGGGCCGGCAAGGCTGCGGCACCACCATCGGCATGAGCAGGATCAAGGCGCGCCGCCGGGAACTCCCGGTGGAATGCCGCCCAGGAACCTGCGTCGGCGACTACGTCCCTTTCTACTTCTGCCCGCGCTCCGTGATGCTCTATGTCATCTGGCGCGCGAACCACCCTGAGCTTGCCTACCGCGGCGGGCAGAGGCCGATCGTGACACTGGAAGCCGACCTTCACGAGGTGGTCGCCCACGCGGACGGTGCCGGGATCCCCTGGGCCTTCAGCCTGTCCAACGCCGGGGCGGCGTATGCCACCTTCCGGGCAGAGCTCCCGGCGCTGCAGGAGCTCGACTGGACGGCGATCATGGCACGCGACTTCCGCTCGCCGGAGGTGAAAGAGGCCAAGCAGGCCGAGTTCCTGTTCCACCGCCGCTTCCCCTGGCGGCTCGTGGCGCGGATCGGCGTCCAGAACACGACCACACGACAGAAGGTGGTGGACTGCTTGGCGGGGGCAGGGCACACCCCGCCTGTCGCCCTCGAGCCGGACTGGTACTATTAG